ATCAAGATCAATTAGACCATTATCCTGAAGAAGTTGGATCATGCATAGCACATCACCCGCTTCTGACTCGAGCCGATCGCTTTGTTCATATCCAAATCGGATTACTTTAGAAGCTTCAATAGCCAACTCTGCGCATTCTTCCATAAGGATAGTTAGCAGCTCTTGTTTCTGATCCATATATTATACCTCATCTTCAGTAATTTGTACATAGGCACCAATAGGAATTTGGTAACCAATTGCACGTAAAAAGTCAATGTATGCGTTAAACTCGCAATCAATCCAAAGTTTAGCCATCTTTATAGTCTACCTTCTTTGCCATTTTTGCTACACGGACAAGATTGTTTGCCCAACTGCCGTTAACTGTAATGTAATGCAATTCGTGTATGTGCTCAATGCGTTTTTCATACTCAAAGTCAAAGTCAATTTCATCCTTCATCAACAGTTTAACAAACTCGCGGATTTGATCTTTGTTACGAAAGTGAAATTCTAATTCCCAAGTGCAAATACTTGCTCTACCGTTTACTACTGGTTTCATTTTTCAGAATCAATCCAAATAATCATTAACAAACTCCTTTGCGCATTCTTGTCCTTCTTTAGAACAAATAAACCACAGACCGAGAATGGACCCGGCCGAGATGCAAACTCTTAGAGCAATTAGCCAATCGACGTGGCTGCCTGGAAGTGACCACGTTATAAACGAAGTAGCCCCTACAGTAAATGCAAAAATTCCATAAAACATTGCTGTTCCAACAACTGTCATTAACAGAAATGCTGCGATGTATCCTAATACTAATTTCATTCTTTCACCTCATAGAATTTGCCATTAACAACGGCCATCATTTTCACTGGCGCACTCAAGTCACCAACACGTTTAAAGTATGCGCGACCACCATCAATAGCACAGGCGCCGACATAGCGGAAGTCGTGACGGTGTTGGCTGTATTCCCAACCAGCTGCTCCTTCGAGCATGCCAAACTCAAGATCCTCAATTACGTCTGCATTGGTAATCATTATCTGAGCATCAAGAGCATACGGGTTCCGGTACAAGCCAAAGTAGCGATTGCCAAAGTCAGGATGAGGAGTAGACCGATAGAAAACATCTACAGCAAAGTCTTGTCCACCAAGAGCTGACGTGCATACGTACTTGATCGGCACACCATCTTTTTCTTGATGGTGTGCTATGATTTTATCTGTGTCGAATAGTGGTTCATGTTTTATCATAATATCATTATATCATATTTAAGTTGAGATGTAAACAGCCTCAGACAAAAAAGTCTTCGAGGCTGACACGAGGTTCTGGACTCCAGCCAATGGCATCCAGGATAGGAATGATTGGATCTAGGAATGTCTTTTGAAACTGCATGTTGTAATCTACATATTTGTTGAGCTGAAGCTCAGGCGGTAGATACGTTGGGAAGCTGATTACATTTTCACGAATAGGGTTAGGTGTCTTAAGATAACAGAACTTGATTTTCTCGCCATTTTGGATCTGCTCATACTTCTTAGTCAAGCCTTTCTCTTTCAGATGGTGGTTGTACAGCAAAGCTCCACGAACATGAATAGGCGTTCCTTTACCATAGATCCCTTCACGCTTACGAGCCCACTTACCGATATCGTTCACTCCACGAGGGAAAGCAACCTGTTCTGGAGGAAGGCTGGAAAAGTGATCACGAAATTGGCTGATCGCCTTTTGTGTCTTATCCTCACTTCCGGTCACGATCACCTTGAACAGAGCTTTGAGGGCATCACGGCACACGGACGGAGTCGATGACTTGATAGCCTCAATACCCATGATCTTAAGCTTAGGTTCTGCATACTGGACGCCTTCGTTGTTGTGCACATTCAGAATGTAACGCTTCTTTGCAGTCCAGATCCCACGGTCAGCAATAGCTTCGCGAGCCATCTCCATGCGTGGAGTGAAACACGCAAACTGTTCGTATAGTGTTTCATACGAGCGAGTAAGCATTGGTTCAAACTGATCCTTACATATAGTGTCGATCATGGCTACTTTGTTTGGATTATCATTAAACCATTTCTTAACCATAGGACCAAAGTTTACATACACCGAATCAGTATCAATAGCGATAACATAATCAACATCCGTAGTCTGACATGCCTTGTTCATGAACTGATTAACGGCTTTCTCAGCCCAACGGATTACAGTTTGCCCTGTAAGAGTGATACCCTCTGCCACACGAAGATCAAAATACCGGAAGTAACGATTGCCAAGAGCGCCGTATAAGCTATTAAGTAGAATCTTAATAGCCATTTGTTGGTTCTCATAACGCGAAATGTCTCTTTCCACACGGTAGAGTTCCTGCTTGTCATTTTTGTTTATGGTTTCCTTTTCCTGTTGTGCAACTAGCATCTTCTTCTTGATTGCCTTACGCTCATCATAGTAATCAACGATGATCTTAGGCAGGATACCTTGCTTGTCTTTACGGAAGTATGCACCATTAGCAGCCAAAGCATACTGAGGTGTACTGTTCTTATATCCTGCAAGACACTCCATTGCACCAATATCCTCACGAAGGTCGTCAACAATTGTTTCTGGACTCATGTTCCATTGCACAATGATGTTTGGATATAGTGAGTTAAGGTCGAAAGACACAACCCAATCGTGCATGCCGACCTGAGGAGGTTTAACATACCCGCCAGGATAATCGGATTTAAACTTCTCTTCGTTAGGTGGGGCAATGATCCCTTGTGACTCAAGGTCACGGTAGATGATCGAGTCCCAGATAGCGGTTGTGCCTAATGTGTCTGCATAGTTAACACCACCCTTATACGCGATGGTCAGAGCCAGCGTAATCAGACCCATCTTATCTTCGAATCGGTCGACAAGCTCAACGTCTTTAATGTTATAGTCGATGAACTTCTGGAAGTCGTGCTTGTACAGGCCATGTAGGTTACCATACTCCTCGTATGACAACTTGGTCTCACCTAATACGACGTGAGCAATGTGATCTAGTTTGTACGATTCCTGCGGACCATAAGAGTAACCGAACTTCTTAAACAGTTCAAGGTAATCGAGCTGCGAGATGCCAGACAGTTCCCATGCCTGCTGTTTACGACCGGCTATCGTGATCTCACGCGCATTGATGAGACCCCATGGAGACATTTTTTTGGCATAGTCTTCACCGCATACCTTTGTCATTCGATTAACTAGATATGGGATATCGAAGAAACGGGTATTCCAACCCGTGACGACGTCAGGGCTGTGAATAGCAGCAGACCAGTGGGTGATAAAGTATAGGAGAAGCTCACGCTCGGTGGCACATTTCTTGTAAACCACTTTGTCTTTCTTCATGATCGACTTTGATACATCATAGTCATAAAGACCCCACACGTAGTATGTGTTGTCAATATTGTTCTTGATTGTAATCGATATGACTTCGTGGTTGGCAAGATCAGGTTCAGGGAAACCGTCATCAGATGCCACCTCAATATCGATTGTGGTTACATTGACGCGATCCCGATCGAACTGAATCTCACCAGGGAACTTCTCTTGGATAAGTTGTGCGATGAAGTTTTTGTTACCATACAGCCGGCGATCTGCACCAAACACACCGTCGTACTGGCTCTCGTAATCCTTTACGTCGCGCATAGTATCAAATAAGCGAGGAGAAACACGGACATTGTTAAGTGTCCGTGCCGTTCCATTTTGATCTGCTACATAAAGGGTAGGTGAGAACTTGATCCGGTCTTCAAACCGGTGCCCATTTTTGTATCCGCGATAGAGCAGAGTGTTGCCGTACCGTGCTACATTTGTATAGAATTCCAAAGTCAAACCTCCATAATATGATGTTATTATACCACATATTGCGGTACATGTACATTACAAAATGATGTTTGACTTTGGAGTAATTACCTTGCTAAACATGGTTTGGTACTGCTTAAGCAGACCTTCAACTGGATCAACCATGAACATGACGAACTGGCCGCCTACAGTCATTCCGTGTGGGGCATCTGAGTACGCCATAAACGGGGCAAGACCAAGTGAGTTTTGTTGAGTTGGGATTAGGATAGCAACATCTTTTAGTGTGTAATGCTCTGGACCACCAGATACTTCACAAATCAATTCTTCACCTGTTGCCAATCGTACGATTTTAATATCAGCCATAGTTTAATCCTATAATAATGTAAGGGAAGGGGCCAAATTGGCCCCTAATTAATCAGTCTTTTTTGGATACAAAAGAGTACATCTCTTTTGCTTTTTCCAGCAGATCATTCATAGAGTACATGCTAGTCATTGTTTCTTGATACTCTTCGAAAGTCTTTTTATTTTCCTCGAATGCCTTTTCAGCAAACATCATGGTTAGATGTTGTTGCTGATCCATATAGTCTTTTGCAAGTTGCAGCATTTCAGAGCGTATTTCAAATGGATTCTTATTCGCCACGGAATTCACCTTTCATAATATCAGACGACTTTTCGACAGCGGCGTCAATTTCGTCGAGCTGCTGTTTAAAGAAGTTAAATGTGTATGCGTTGAGGGATTTGCTGTATGATTTCCAGCCAACGGTTTTAAGGTCAACAAATGCTGCCCAAAAATCCTTATTATGATCGACTAATTGTTTATAGTTCATAATCATTTCTTTTCTCCTGTTATGTGTGTGTAAAATGGGAGGCTAACCGTAGCCTCCCGCGCACTTATTAAGTAGTGACCCTTAGTCTTTAAGTTTAGCTATTTCTAGCATGCACTTTTTAGCTTCTTCATGCAACCCTTGATTTGCCAAAGCAGCGGCAGCTCTAGAGTAACCAATGATTTCGCATGATCGCATAAATGAACGACCAAAGTTAGCGAAAGGATTTACTACATAGTTCATTGTGATCGCAGTCATTAGTTGACTCCTCTTTTCAGAGATGGATCGCCTGTTGCTACTGCATAGATATCTCCACGAGAGATACCAATATCCTGAAGCTCTTTGTTAGTCAATTGATTAAGTTCTCTAATCGTTTGTCTAACTTGTTTCGCCCACACGTAAGATGCGCGCAAGCCTTTAAACCAACTTACAAGGCCCTCAATCGGATTCTGTAAGTAGTTGTTGATTGTTAGTATGTGTTGTGTCATTTTGACCCTCGTTATAACCAATTTTGATTTTACGAGGACGCTTCTCTTCTGGTAGGACAACCTTCAGTTCAACTGCAAGTATCCCTTCTTTTAGATCCGCTCCGTGTACTTGAACGTACTCAGACAGCCTAAAGGTTCTATGAAACTTCTTGGCAGAAATACCCTTGTGGATATATTCTCTACCTTTGCTTACATGTTCACCTTTTACGCTCAACGTGCGATCATTTACTTCGATTTGAATCTCATCACGACTGAAGCCCGCTACTGCGAGTTCAATTTGATATTCGTGCTCGTCAATTTTGACGATATTGTGAGGTGGGTAATGGTCATTAGCATGTCGTGCTGCTCTGTCCAGCTCATCGAGCATATGGTCAAAGCCAACAAATGATGCACGTGGAAATAGTGTTTTTACGTTTACGCCTGTCATAGATATCTCCTTTTAGCAAGCAAGATTATTAATGCAACCGGACCTATTCCGCATTGCCATAGTATATATCAGATTAGTTGTTACCAATCTTATATTTCGGACATAATTCCCAATTATGTTTATCCTTGTGTGAGATGACTTTAATCTGTCTCAGCGGAGCTTTGTCCTTTGCCTGGTCACCACGAGCAACTGTTAGAAGACCCCAATCACTCAAAAGCATAGCAATAGTATTTCTACGCTCTAAGTCATTTTGAATCAAGTTGCTTGGTTTCCCATCTAGCAAGAAAAGCTCTTTAAAGTGGACGATAAAATACCGCCCCTGTTTGTGAAGGATATGGCAGCTTTGATATAGCTTATTATCCTTACGTGATGCAACACCAATACGTGTTAAAGTTTCTCTAATTTTTAAGAAGTCATCAGGTTCGCGCAGGACAACCTCTAGCATATGCGCCGGAGTCCATGCAACGGTTTCGTTGTTATTTTGTTCCACCTTTGTAGATCCTCTGTTTCAATTCAACAATTTGATTTTCTGTTAATACACTCGCTGCGATGCGAGCCTTTTCATTACTATAACCATAGTACGTTTTCAGAGCATCGACAACTTCACTAGACTCGGCTTTTGCCCATTTAGCGAAACGTTTCTGCTTTCTAACAGTATTTATCAAAAAATCAAACTGTAACAGATTGTCTACATTGTGGCGAACATTCATCTCATTTGCAAGGAGAATAGTGTCCGGAAAATAAGAAAGCGAACGGTTGGTCATATAACCGTTATACGCTTTCTCGGATTGATCATCAACGATCAGATGCTTCTTTGTTGTATTGATAGCGTTTAGAAATTCAAATGGATTCATTATCTATTACTCTCTGACGAAGTGTTGATGAAGAAAAACGGTGGTCGCGTGAATTATAATATATTCTTATTCCACGAGATTTACACACAACCAATCCAGTAAAGTTCTTGTCCTTATATTCTACACCGATTATGCGGACATGTACATCAATAGTTGACAATATATCAATCAGATCCTGTTCAGTTTCGTAAGGAATAATCTCATCAACATACTTACATGCCTGAAGCTGGATATATCGTTCAACCAACGTTTGGACTGGTTTATTCTTGTTAACGTTCTCCTTGGATGGATCTACATGCAAAGCAACAATAAGGTAGTCGCACTGTTGCTTTGCTTCTTTTAGCATAAGAATATGACCAGCGTGTAGAAGGTCAAAGGCAGATGCAGTGATACCTACTTCCATTCAGCTGAAGCCATGATTTCCGTCAGACAAGCAACAACGTTAATTTCATGATCAGCCACAAAGGCATTTTTATACTGGTAGTCCGCAATAATAAGAACGACTTGTGGAATCGATTGTGGTTGAAGGTGGTCAGACATTAGGTCATAAATTTTACGGAAGATAGCCTGAGGCTCTGTATCAATATTGTCTACTACCCACTTACGCATCGACTTAAAGTCTTTGCTTTTCAGGTATCCCATAAGGCTGGTAATATTCTGATCACTTAGGTTAACAAGGATACCAGCATCAATGTTACCACTAACGCTATAACGCTGGCACTCATTAAGGATACGACGAAAGTCAGGAAAATAACGTTGTACAAGTTCGACGACGACTTGCTTTTCATATGCAACACCTTCCGATGCAAGAACATCGGTAACACGTTTAAAGATACCACCAGCAATAACCGGTTTTTCACCGTTAGGAATAGCAAACTCGTATACAGAGCAACGAGAGTGAAGTGGCTCAATGATACGGTTCTTAAAGTTACACGTTAGGATAAACCGGCAGTTGTTGCTGAACTCTTCAATGAACCCGCGAAGGGCAGGTTGAGTCGACTGCGGGTTTAGGTAATCAGCCTCGTCAAGGATAACAACTTTGTATCCACCTTGAAGCGAAACAGTAGAGGCAAACTGTTTAATCTTTGTCCGAAGGGTATCGATATTACCTTCTTCAGATCCGTTGACAATGATCCAGTCTAGGCCTAGTTCATTACATAGTGCTTTGGCAACAGTGGTTTTACCAACACCGGCAGATCCAGAGAACATCATATTGGGCAGCTCACCACCCTTTACGATATCGCTGAACGTTTTCTTAAGGCCTTTTGGTAGCACACAATCATCGACAGTGCGGGGACGATACTTTTCTACCCAGAGGAATTCAGACATTCACATTCTCCATAATTTAAGCATAAGTGTATTATATCAAAAAAGCAGCCAGATGTACACACAACCGGCTGCTTTTATTTTTACTTTTTAATAATTTTCACTGGTTTAGGCTCTACCAGTTCAGGACTGTAAACACACAGAGTAGATTCATCTTGTTCAAATTTCTTAGCGATTTGCTTAGATGCAACGATGCATTGTTCTTGTGTTTTATAAACATCGTAAGTGGTGTGTTTTATTTCAGTAGTGTAAGTAACAGTGTTAAGTACTACCAATAACCACATAACGAACTTCCTTTTCTATTTAGACATATGGCGGTTTGTATGGGAATCGAACCCATCCCACTGGCGTGACAGGCCAGTATTCTAACCAATAAACTAACAAACCAAAATGGCTCCCAGAGACGGGCTCGAACCGCCGACCCAATGATTAACAGTCATTTGCTCTACCAACTGAGCTATCTGGGAACGTTTGAGCAGTTTACCACATGCTCAGGTAGCGCGCTAGCTGCCGCTCATACACATAGGGCAGTAGTGTTTGCGATCTTCGTGCTCGAATCCATATGCTATTATAGCACTACATCCGTCACAGAGCAATGCTCCTCGGCCACTATTAAACTTGACTTGTGCAACTTTATACTTACGCATAATAATCTATTACCATTACGGTTTCTGTTTGTGGATATTGGCGGAAGCGGTGAGATTCGAACTCACGGAGGACTTTCACCCTCGTCGGTTTTCAAGACCGGTGCATTAAACCACTCTGCCACGCTTCCATTATTTCCCTGCGATCCGACCATGAACATTGCCAAAGACATCACCTTTAACATCACCTTCGACATTGCCTATGACAGTACCATAGACATCACCATGGACATTACCATAGACATTTTTGATACAGATAGACCCGTCTGGGTACTCGCGAAATGTAATAAGCTCTGCGAGTTGATCTAGCTGGCTTTGAGTTAGATTAGTTTTCATTTTCACGCTTCCATTATTTCAGTTTCTAACCCACATACCAGTCATCGCTCTTCATCCTAAAAATGGTGCCCCCACACGGACTCGAACCGCGGACCTACTGATTACAAATCAGTTGCTCTACCAACTGAGCTATAGGGGCATTGTTTTGGAGCGGGTGATCAGATTCGAACTGACGACAACTTCGTTGGCAACGAAGAGCTCTACCACTGAGCTACACCCGCGTTATTGAATTATTATGTATACCATTATACCACAAACGAAACAGCATGTACACACTTTTTTATAAAAATTTGTACCATCCAGTAGCAATATATTTTACCTGAGACTGAGAAGGAATTCCCCTATGGGTATGTGTCCAGTCTACAGGCCAGATCAATGTCAAGCCCTTTTTAGGAGTAACAACTAAGTCTTGGTATTTAAACTCAGTACCGCCTTCATCAGTGATATCGTTTAGATATGTCATAAAGACAAGATGTCGTTTAGAGTTTTCGTTGCAGTTTCTTTCGAAATGGAAGTCCAGGTATCCTCCACCCAATGGATATTTTTGAAGGTTGATTTCCTCTATACCATAAGCTGGAACATAGTCTGACTCAGGGTATTTCGATTTATATGCGTCTAATACCTTTTGAAGTTCTACAACATATCTATCAGACACTTCAAACCCTGGTGCCAAACCGATGTCGATTGAATTCTTCACCGATTTGTTGACCTGTGCACCAGACTCATAAACAACTCTTCCTGGTTCTTGGAACTGTTCTGACTCTTCAAAGAACTTGATAAGGTCATCACAGATGGTGGCATCTTCTAGGTACCACGCACCTATAAAAGAATTGTTGGTACCTAGAAATACTTCCTTCATTCCAAGCCTATTCCGGTCCTGTTTAGAACCACCAAAGGTTTTGTTGTACTCGACCAGTCATAATCATCACCGCTATAATCAATCTTGGTTTGACGACGGACCACTTTATTCCCATCCATGTGATAGGTGGTTACTTCAGCGTACACAACCGTGTCCGACTGAAGTAATTTTGTAAGAGCATCAAAATCCATTACGTAAAGATCTCTTCATAAAGGTTTTCAAGCTCTTCATGCTCAGCTTGCAGCTGCGCAAATGTCTGCTTATGATAGACTGTTGCAATCTTCGAAATATAAGGCTTTTTAATACCAAGTTCATCAGCAAGGGTGGAGATCAAGTCTTTTTGAAAATCCTTTTCAGCATCTACTCGAGTCATCGAATTCGATAGTTCTTTGATACCGTTAATGAGCTTGTTCTTATCTTCAGGGTTTGAGATCATCATAAAAATCCTATTCATTTCATTTCGAAGTTTGATTTGCTTAGCTGTAAGCTTGCGTTCCATAATATAGTTGCCTCTTAGAACTTATAAGTTCCTGTCAGTGAGAATACACGACCATCTTGGCCATACCCGAATGGACGTTCATACTTTACATCCGTGATATTATCTACTCGTGCAGAAACTCTCACGTTGCCAAAGTCACGGTTGGCGCCGATGTTAAACGTACGCGTCGCATCAACATCAATAGCATTTGGCCAGTTATAGTCAGTATGTGCACCGAAATAGTTCATAGTACCATACACATTGGTTTCGCCAACATCAGTCGATACCTTAATGGTATGCATCCATTCAGGACGACGTAGACGTTGCTCACCATCTGCATCAAACGATTCGTTATAACCGATGACGTTATTGATAGTCAGCATACCAAGGGTGTGGTTAGTTACAAGTTCAGCACCATAGCTTTCTTCTTCACCATCACTATTGATGTAAGTTCCGTTGACATAATCAGCATTGATCGTATTATTGGTCATGATACGATACGCCGAGATGTCAAACATGTCATTGCCATATCCAATTTCGACCGATTTCGAAGTTTCTGGATTCAGGTTAGGGTTACCAGATACCCATGCACCTTGTCCATGCATTTCATATAGAGATGGCAAACGATAGCCGTCGGAATATGAAGCACGGAAACCATAGGCACCAATACCAATGCGAGTACTGTCATGCGTACCGAAATCATCAGAATCATCCAAGCGAACTGATCCAGTCACTAAGACGTCTTGATTGATCGAATACGACAATGTACCATACACCCCACGCTCAAGACGAGTGGCATTCAGCTTATCGCCATACGCACTAACGAATTTGCCTTCACTATCTTTGATTTCACCACCAAAGGTCAAATCAAGAGGAGGTAAAACATTCAGCGTATGTTCAGCCTGAGCTGTGTTAACGACAGAATCATATTCAGCAGTACGTAAACCGGCTGGAGCCCACTGAGATGCAGCATATGGTTCAGTGTACTGACGATCGTGAATGGCACGGTTCAGAACAATTCGTGTATTGTCGCTTGTCAGCGAAGTCTGAAGGTTCTGAAAAGTTACATCACCAGTATATTCTTCTTCACCAGTAGAACCATCGTACGAGATATCGTTTTTATTCTGAATGATACCTGTAAAGAAAACAAAACCGTTATCCAGTTCAGTCTCTTGGCTCAATGCGAATCCGGTCGACTCAAATGGATCGTCTTCTGTTCCTGCTACAAGAGCAGATGGACCATCACGTGATTCCTTTTCTAGCTCAAGGTTTACAATAGTACGATCACCCACCACTTCACCAATCGTCAAATTGGTAATGTTTAGACCATTGGATCCAAACGTTTGTGAAATGGAGCTCCCAAGAGTAGGAGTAGAGTTAAGGTTGATATTACCGCCAATCGCACCAGATCCGTACATGACAGATTGTGGACCACGCATAACTTCAATTGAACCAATGCCAACCAAAGAATGAATACCCAAATCAATAGCACTGTTCGGAGTAGACGAATCAACGATCGATACACCGTTCAAAGATAGCCCGGTTTGATCCGAATCAGTACCACGAGTAAACACACTAGTGATCTGTCCACGAGCACCACTACGAACAACGTTAAGGCCAGCAGCACCTTGAGTTGCCTCGTAAATGTCTGACGTTGACGATCCGCTTAGATCAATAGTATTAATTGAAATGGTGTCACGTGTAGCCTCAGAAATAGTACGTGTACCATATACGATAATCGTTTCTAATTCATTAACCGCCTCTTGTGATGAGGCTGGGGCAGCTGCCGAAGCAGCTGCCGCCATCACTAGCGGTAAAGCTAGTTTATTCTTCATTGGCGCTATCCGCCTCCGACTTGGTCGGCAAGTTTTCTTTAATGAATCCTGCGACCTTATCACGGATATCACCAACCGTTGAAAGTTCTGCACCTTTGAACGCTCCACGCTCAGAAGCCAAATCAATAATTCGCAACACCAATGCCATATCCTGAATCGACAGACCGGTTGCTACCACGTTATCTTCACTCATAATTATCCTCCAAAGTTAGAACTTTTTTCAAGGGCAACGAAATACTCGAGTGTAGAGTCTTCGTTACTAAATTTAGAAACCAATTTACTAGAGATTTCAACTGTATATGCACTAGGCATAAATTTAAAGTTTGCGATGTCAAACACCACCTTAAACGACTCATCAGATCGTTGCACGTTATCTAGCTCAAGCTCATAAGAGTTTGCGGTAGAGTCACGATGATCTGTGACACGAATTACTGCACCAGGTTGACCTGCTTCACCAACAATAACGGCGTCAGAAACGCCAAGAGCCGAAGACGCACGACGAATAGAAGCCATGTCATCTAGAGACAACTTGAACGAAACATCAACCGATGGAAGTTGGAGATCTTTTGCAGGACTGGTAAGGATAGAAGGATCCGAAAAGAAGTACTTTACAGAGCTCTTACCCTCTTTGATTGTAGCGCATGTGTTATCACCCGAGATAACGATATCCGGATCTTTAAACATAGAATATGCGCTAAGGAACTCGTTAAGGTCGTAGATACCAAACCCAGTCTCAAAGGACTCTTGGACTTTGGCTTTAGCAAGGATGTTCTTTGCCTCGCTAATCGTACGAATTGTATCACCATTCTGAATTACAATATTGGAGTTGATTGCAGAAAAGTTCTTCAATACCCCAACGGTTTCATTACTAAGTTTCATCATTCATTCTCACATTGTTTGGATTATATATCACATTATACCACATTATTTATCCGACGTACACTTGTTTTTTAGGTCAAACTCAACTAAAAACATAAGTGAACACACCGCATGGGCAAGGTGGTTAATGCCAGTTTCGGGATCGAACTTCTCACCTTGCATATACGCAGAGATATGTCGTAAAGCCGCAGCCTGATAACGAATATCTTCTACGTGCTCCCAATTAAACCGATCATACTTATTTGCGCCATAGGTAAGTACCTTAACAACTTCGTCTAGTGCCCCAAACGGCACTAGACTATAGTCTGGCTTATGATGATCGTGTTTAATTCCAACCTCTTTAGAAAGTTTTGGCACTGACATTCAAAGCTCCTTCAAGAATGTCTCCGAGAGTTTCGGTTGGATCGTTAGAAGCACCGATACTCGCATCGACTTTAGTATATAAATCAAGGAAAGCTTCCTTGGTATCGTTATCGAACCGAGAAATACACAGCTCAATAGCCTTCATCTTATCGCCAAAGATGGCTAAAGATTGAACGATGTGGCACAGTCGACGAGTAGAGATAACTTCATCGACACCATCGTCTTCGTAGGTTTTACGAATCGTTTCAGACCATGCAATCAAATGCTCTGCAAAGTCTTTATCCATGCAACCGTATTTCTCCATATGCTTGATAAGGATCTTACGCTCAACTGAAAGCGATGGATATGGTTGTTCAACAGTGATTGTGAAACGCTCAAGGAAAGCTTCATCAATGATGGTCGCAGCAATAAAACGTCCGTCTTCAGAACCTTTACCCTTTGTGTTAGCCGTAGCGAGGATGTTGAAACCTTCTTTAGGTTTAACGACCTCACCTGTTTTCTTAATCACAATAGGTTTACCTTCGAGAATACCCTGAAGGCACATAAGCTTGTTTGAACCACGGTCGATTTCATCAATCAACAGAATTGCACCAGCTTCCATGGCTTTAATGACAGGACCTTTAGCGAAAACGGTTTCACCATTGATGAGACGGAAGCCGCCGATCAGATCGTCTTCATCAGTCTCGGGGGTGACCTGTACGCGAACATACTCACGGTTAAGTTGAGCACATGCCTGTTCAACCATGAAGGTCTTACCGTTACCAGACAGACCTGTGATGTATGTAGGATAAAAAACACGAGACTGAATGATAGCCTTGATGTCTTTGAAGTTACCCCACTGAACGTACGTTTCGTCTTTTGAGGGAACATATACCTCATCGTTAACAACTGATTGTACAGAAGAAGACACAGTTTTTTGTTCCTCTTTGGTAAAGCGGAAGGGAACAATCGCGGCTTCTAGGTTATAGACACCACGGCGAACCTTAGGGAACGATGTAGTGTATTTATAAGCCTCACCTGATTTAATACCAAGTTCTTCGGCGATTGCGGTGACGGTTTTAGGATAAAACTCGATCTGGTCAGGAAAACGTTTTGCCAGAGCTTCGCTGAGTGTACGTTCTACGATATTCATGATATAGTCCTCTCTCATATATGACTATTATACACTAAAAATTAGCCGTTGTACATAGCTAATTTTATTCTACCCACATATGATGGAAACGTGTAGGCAGGTTGTCACATGTATAATCGGTACCATAGTTGACAACTTCAACGCACTGGCCACTCGAGTAGCTCACGTGCACATCTGGCATTTCAGCCGCAGTAATAAGACCATATGCCAAAAGCGCGGATCCAGCGATAACAGATACAGTACCTAGTGCAAACTTAATCATGATAGTCTCTCCTCATTCATAATATAGGTATATTCTACACTGAATGAGGAGGCTTGTACACAGTTATTTTAAATATTTTCATCTTTTTTTGCGGGCAAAACACCGAAGACGACGACTGCAAGGGCAGAAACGTATGGTACCATGGTTGCCAAAATGAAGATAGGATGAAGTCCTGCAGCCTTCAAACGGCGGACTGTAGTAGCCAGATACAACCAAAGAGCACCGAGCAATCCTACTAGAGCTAGCAAAGCACCAAATGCGGACTCTTCCATTGCAACAAGGGACACGACTAGAGTGACAAAGGTGAGGGCGATGACTGCCCAGTACTCACTGCGGTTAGATTCACCTGAGAATGAAAAGTATTTCTTATAGTCTTCCATGATATATTCCTTTTGATTTATGGTACGGGCGGTGGGATTCGAACCCACACTGTATGGATTTTAAGTCCACTATCTCTACCGGTTGGATTACACCCGCATTATATTTGGCGTCCCCGGGAGGATTCGAACCCCCGACCAACCGCTTAGAAGGCGGTTGCTCTATCCACTGAGCTACGGAGACGTATTACTTATGCTACCAATCTAGCAAACTGTGTTGCTAGCAGGCGGTTCGCTTTCTTTGAGCCTGCGTATTTCTTAAAGGCTCGTGCGATCTCAGCCCTGCCGGCTTTGTCGCTAACTTCAAAATCATCAGCATCGGTATTTAGACTTCTGCCTTCACCTTTGACAATGAAGTATTCATCGTATCCACGTCCATTCTTGATGGAGATGAATTTGTTTTTCATATACTCCTTACGAAGTTTGCTCATTTCTTCCTTGTCGACATATGAATCCGAAGACGCCCATACCTCACCACGGAATTCGTACGGACGTTCAGCCAAGAAGAAGCCGATAACGCCATATGTCTTACCTAGATCCTCAATGAGTTTATCAGTAAGAGAAGAAGATCTAGTGCCTGAAATAACACGACCATCAATATCGATAGCATAACCACGAGTCATCACGTCAAAGCTTTTCTTGTAGCATATCTGGTTTGATGCTCCATCTGTTAGGAATATCGCATGAACCTTTTGAACGCCATGCTTCTTCTTAAAATCGTGGAGAATGAAACGAGAAGCCATAATTGTTTCATTAAGAGGAGTACCAGACAGAGATTCGTACTTATTCCAATATTCCGAGTTCCAACTTCCAAGCGTACCCATCATAAACAAGTGATGATAAGACAGCTCAAACTCGCCTTTGGTCATCTTAGAAGAAAGAAGATTTACGATAGAAATGCGGCTATGATCGATTTGCCCATCTTCAACCTCGAATTCGTGGCCAATGTTATTCGTGAAGCTGAACAGCTCAAAGGGAATATTTACTTTCTTGCAAAACGACACTAGAGACAAAGCTTGTTTAATAGTGTCTTTTAACATTGAAGCCATAGAGCCAGAGAAGTCAATGAACATCACCATACCATGTGACTTAGCGTCGGCAAGGGTGGTTACACGCGAGAAGATATCATCTGAAAGCTTGTAGTTGTGAAGTTTATTAACGTCAAGAGATCCAGACCGAGCGGTTTGAGCACGTTGGGACTGATACGCAGCCTTGCGCATCTCAAACTCTTTAGCCATGATATTAACGAATTTCTTAGTATCATCTTTGAAGGAAGCAAATTCACTGTTCGCTTCGGTTTTTCCAAAGAGCTCAGTTCGGCTGGATTGTGCTTTATTCTCTTCACGACGTGCAATCATAGTTTTGTAGTCAATGACCATGTCCTTCATTTGACTACGAGTGATTGCACGAAGGTACAGAGGTTGCGTTCCATCTTTGTTCATCTCGACCAAATCTTTTTCGCGTGAACGAAACGACTCGTCTGTTACAACTTTCTCAGGATCGGCTGCTGGCTTACTAGAAGCGATTACTTCTTCTATCTCCGGTTCAGGAGAAGAACCAGGTCCGCTCGTTTCAACAGGAGTTTCAGCTCCAGACTCGTCATCGCCGCTTGGAGTGGATGAACCGGTATCATCGAAATCATCCGACACATCCCCACTGCTATCTTTAGCATTGCTAGTTTCAACTTCGTTTTTTTGATTCCGCTCATTTTGTTTTTGCTCCTTCATGTAAGCATATAGTGCCTCACACGCACGCAGAACATCTTCCCATGTCTCAACCGCCATTGCTTGATCTACAAGGGGTTGTTCTTGTGCTGAAAACTGGACGTCGATAAGATCGCGAAGTTTGGCCTTCAAGTTGATACGATCAACGAGGCCTAGGGCGTCAACGTTGCCAACCTTCGACGTACCGAAAAAGTCTTCATTACTCAGTACAGTATATCCACGTTTAAATGAGGAGACAAGACCTGGATATTTATTCTGAATAAGCTTTTCGATGCGAATATCTTCGACAACGTTGACGTATGACCGTGGAAGGCCTAGGTCAACAATAGACTCATGCCAGCCTTCGGCTGGTGTGAACAGAGCATGACCAACTTCATGACCAACCAACAGGTCATAAACATCTTTTCCACGGTTTTTCCAAAGGGGGAGACCAAGCACACGTTTCTCGACGTCAAAGAAAGCGGTCGAAAAGTTACCGTGCTGAACAGTTACGTTTTCACGAGCCAGTAGTTTAGCTAGTGTATTCTGTACCTGAAAGTTAAGCATATGTACATCTCCTCATTTATGTAACCATTCTACACCATATGATCGGAGATGTACACACATTTTTTCACATTTTTTTATTTTTTTTAGATCCCTACGCCTGACACGAGGATAATCTTACAAATGTGCTCAAGGCGTTCGACATGCTCATATGCCCGCCATGGGGTATCTCCGATAGCAACAACACCATGACCTTTAATGCCAACGATATTGAACTCGGTGGATCCGTCCTCTTTGAGACCCATGTTCTTATGAACCTCGTCTGCTAGCTCCTGAGAGATAGGTGGAACATCTCCGACATTGCGGCCGATATTGCTGTATCTATTTAACTCTGGGAAAGATTCATCAATAGTGCTCAGATCGATTCCAGCATGCATCGCTGCAACACAGTACGTTGGATGTACATGTACAACGACACGTGTCTCAGTATCAGCTGGCAAGTTTTTAAGAAGCCCATAGTGCATAGGCAATTCACCAGATGCAGCTAGATTTGCCGAGATATCAGTATATGGTAGGTATTTAGGACCATCCGACGTGATAGCCATTTTCTTAAACTGACCTGGTTGAAGTGTCTGTTTACGGATGCCAGATGGTGTGATATAGAAATGGTCACGGTCCCAATGGCGAACAGACATATTGCCATCACGGCTAGTAATCCAGTTCGTCTTATACGCCGCGTCCATGATATCGCACATAGTTTCAAGCATTTGTTTCTCCAATCTTCATTTTGCTAAAATTATTATCTTTAATAAACTCTATCTTACTTCTAAATTTACCGTCTAGCATATCACCCTTATGAGAAATGACAAACACATTTGATCCCTCGTCCAGAGTGTTTAGGATCTTCATTAGGTTGTCAACACCGTCATGATCCAGAGATGAGTCAAACGTTTCATCAAGCACCAATAGGTTTGTGGATGCAGAGTTCTTCATTCTGGCAATTTGACGCCACGTGAAAAGCAAGGCTAAGTCGATACGTTGTTTCTCGCCTTCACTGAAACTGGCATAGTTAAATGCGTCACGATACCGTGATTTGATTGTCTCATTGAAGTTCTCATCAAGATTGAACTGTACAAAGAAGTCAAGGACCTGAAGATACTTGTTAACCAATGTATTCATCACAGGTAGATATTCCTTGATGATCTTAGTCTTGATACCGGTATCCTTGAGCATTTCGCCACAAGCTTCGTAGTATGTACGCTGATCAACCATCTCAAGCTTACGTTCACCAAGCGTATCACGTTCTTCCATGAGA